AGAAACATATCTATACTTCTAACTTGAAGTATCAGATTATGTTAGACTCTGTGCAAGGTCGTGCACCCGGAATGGCTTTTATTCCATATTGTTCTTTACCAGAACTAGAGTCTTGTATGGAAGTCTGGGGATTTATGGAGATGATTCATAGTCGCTCATATACATATGTTATAAAAAATGTTTATTCAGATCCGTCTGAAGTATTTGATACTATTATCAGTGATCCAAGAATACTAGAACGTGCTGCAAGTGTTACTGAATCTTATGACGATTTTATTAACGAAGCACATCAGTGGGATCAGGGTAATTTATATCAAGAAGATAGGAGAGGTTCTTTCTTATCAAACTTTGAAATGAAAGAATTGAAAAGAAAACTTTATCGTGCAGTCGCAAATGTCAACATCTTGGAAGGTATTCGTTTTTACGTCTCTTTTGCTTGTTCTTTCGCATTCGGTGAACTCAAGCTTATGGAAGGGTCAGCTAAGATCATATCCCTTATTGCAAGAGACGAGAACCAACACCTCGCCCTCACCCAAAACATTTTAAGAAACTGGAAGAAGGGTGATGATCCAGATATGGTTCAAATAATGAAGGAAGAAGAAGAGTGGACATATAAAATGTTTGACAAATGTGTGAATGAAGAGAAAAGATGGGCAGACTATTTGTTTAAAAATGGTAGCATGATTGGTTTGAATGACAAATTACTTCAACAATATGTTGAGTGGATCGCAAATAGAAGATTAAAAACCATAGGTTTAAAACCAGTATATGATATTGCAGCAAAACATAATCCATTACCTTGGACTCAACATTGGATTAGTTCTAAGGGTCTTCAAGTGGCACCACAGGAAACAGAAGTAGAGTCATACGTAGTTGGTGGTATCAAACAAGATGTCAAAAAAGACACATTTAGTGGATTTAAACTTTGAAGAAATTTATTTTTGATATTGATGGGACATTAACACTTAGTCGTCAACCAATCGACACGTCCTTTGAAGCATATATGATTGTGTTCTGCTGTAAGTATCCAGTTTATCTTGTTACTGGTAGCGATAGACAAAAGACTATTGATCAAATAGGTCTTGATATTTGTTTTAGAGCAGAGAAAGTTTATAATTGTTCTGGTGCTGATACTTATAAAAGAGATACAAATGTGTATCGGTCTAGTTGGAAAGTGTCAGAGGAAGTAGAAAAATTTTTACAAGATGAATTGGATTACAGTCAGTTTCCTATTCGTAATGGATTGCATATTGAACATAGGCCTGGTGGTATTAACTTTAGTATCTTAGGAAGAGGAACTGGAGTTGATCTTGCTAGTAGAGAAGAGTATGTAAAGTGGGATAGGAATACTGGTGAGAGAATTGCCATTGCAGATAGAATAAAAAATCAATTTCCAGATCTTAATGTTCAGATAGGTGGTCAAACTGGTCTTGATATATCTGATGGTGATAAGAGTCAGATACTTAGAGACTTTAATCCAAATGATGAATTACATTTCTTTGGTGACATGATGAATGAGGGAGAAAATGATTATCCTTTAGCAAAAGCAATTGAAGAAATGGGTGGATATACACACCATGTTCGTGATTTTAGGCATACATGGAGTATACTAAATAAAATGTGCAATTAAAAATTATGAAATGGTTGAAGGAGGAGTTTACGAAAACCCCTGGCTATATGAGGGTAAACCTTTCACTACTGACGATATTAATGATTTCTTCGGTTACGTCTACCGTATTACAAATCTCCAGAATGGGAGAGAATATATCGGACGAAAATATTTTTGGAAGTTTAGAACTCCCAAGGGAAAGAAAAGAAAAGTAAAATCTGAATCTGATTGGAAAAAATATTATGGGTCTTGTCCAGAACTTAAAGAAGAGATTAAACAGTTTGGTAGACAAAATTTTAGTCGAACTATCTTATCACTACATTATACAAAAGGCAAAACAAACTACGAAGAGACGAGGCAACTCTTCGCAAATAAAGTCCTCACTGAACAGCTTGACGATGGAACACCAAAGTACTATAATAGCAACATCCTCTCAAGGTATTTCAGAAAAGACTATTATGGAAATGAAAACGACTGAAGAAGCTGTTGCTGATGCCAGAGCATGGTCATTAACTCGAATGGACAGTGAAGATATCTCAGATCTCGATGCTGAATCTATCTACGTAGAGTTTCAAGAATGGATAGAACCTTCACCAGAACTAGATATATTATCTTTAGATCAATTAGAACCTTTCTATGAAGATGATAAAGATGTTGACAAATAAATTAAATCGTATATAATATATTTGGGCATCAGGGAGACCACCACCACTTCTCTCTGAGTAAGGCCCAATCTTGCGGGTATCGTATAAAAGTATTATGGTAGGTTTCCAACCTATAGAACTTGGGGCAGTACCAAGTATCCGCTTCGAGTAGACTGACGAGTTTACTCTGGGAGTGACTGAATAAACTTGCTGGCATAAGTCTAGTTAAGGTGATGAGTTAGAGGTGGTGCTCGCTGTCAGGAATGGCAGAACTATCCTACCAGATAGAACTCAGGTCGTAGAGATTTTCTAAACTGTAGAAATGCCCTCTGCGTGTTGGAACACAGAAACCCAACCTCCCCCTTAAATATTTCAGAGAACATCATGACTAAAACAGATAGACCTTGGGGATGGTATGATGTTATTGATAGTGATAAAAGATATAAAGTAAAAAGTATTGAAGTCAAACCCGGAGAAAGACTCTCTTTACAAATGCATCATCACCGTGCAGAACATTGGGTGGTAGTTGAAGGAACTGCTCTTGTACAAGTTGGTGATGAAGAAAAACTACTCACTGAAAACGAAAGTACCTATATACCTATAGGCTCGATCCACCGATTATCTAATCCCGGAAAAATACCTTTAAGAATAATTGAAGTGCAAAGTGGGTCATACTTGGAAGAAGATGATATAACACGTTTAGAAGACGTATACGGAAGACTTAAAACACAACAGGAGTTAAATGAAGAACGATGATTGTCGTTAGATGTAAACAATGCAATAAAGAGGTATCAGGCCATACATCAAGAGCATATTCATGTGGATGTCCTAACATGGTAACTGTTACTGGTGACACTTTTAGTGCAGTTGACCTAACTAAAGTTATAATGATAAAATCTGGGAAGGACACTTCCAAGAAACAATCTCTATTCTCTCCACAAGAATTACAATTTCAAGAGGAGAGACGCAAACGTAAAGTTCGTAAACTAGACTTCGAGATTAGGTAACGATTAAAAAATCAACTATGATAAAACAAATCCTATCAGAATTTCCTTTAACTGATGTTCCTAAAGAAAGGACAGTTACAGAAGAAAAAATACGGAAGTATGCATATACCAAAAATGAGGTAGATGCTCTAATCGCTGCTGCTGTAAAAGATGCAGTTGATCAGGCAAGAGAGATTGATGAGATATCAATGGCAAAACATAACCGTGATGCTACTGTGATTAGTATGATTCTTGGTTTTACAACTCTTGCATTATTTGTTGATGGGTTACTAAGAATGCTTGGAATCATTCCACCATTTATGGATTTAGATGTTAATATATTAGAAAGAATAGAAACTGACATTATTAATAAAATAAAACAAGTTCCCATTCAAAGAATATTCCAATCTGGTTTTAGATGAACGACATTACTATTTTTTTATACTTGATTTTTTTTGTGGCTTTAGCAGCTGCAACGTTTGCTTACATGTTTACCCTGATGAGATCAACTTTAGTAGAGTTTGACAAACGACCAGTTAAATCTTATAATGATGTCATGAGAGCATACACACCTCATCCAGAAGCACCTAGAGATGGAGAGGAAGTCATGGGTGTTACTTTTAAAAGTTGTGATCTTGACGAGTATGATGCTTTACAAACTCGTATCAATGAACTCAAACAAAAACTTGAGGAAGATGATGACGATGATGATGATGACGGTGACATTGTAGTAAGAACATGAAAACACTTTCAACTGAAAAACTACTTAAAATTTATCGCACAGTTGTTGTGCCCAGAGTAATTAAGTATCCACCAATTCGTAAACATTACAACATGCATTTATTTGGATGAAGACTACTGAAAATTATGAACAACTCTTAGCAAGATTTACTAAGAGATTATCACAAACAAATCCAGAGGATAAAGAGAGAGTATCTTATCTTAAGGGATGTCAAGATACTATCATTTATTTGATGACCGGTAGATTGCCAAATGATGGTAATCATGACGGTATGAAAAATCATAGACCAAGACACGGTAAATTAGACGCACTAGACTAAAATGATTTCATTTTTACTTTACACATCAAGTTTTTTTAACTTTACATTCTTTATCTTTGCAATCGGTTTTGTGATTGCGTTGATACTAGAACAATGGTTGAAGGTTAGACCTTTATCTGTTGATACCGTAATGAATGATAGGAATATGTATATTGTACAGAGCAATAGAAAGTATTGTTGGAAGCAGGCTTGGGTAGCAAATCTTGCTTGGTTTATATGTAATATAGGATTGTATTTTGCAGCAAGAAATGTGCAAGCACCTGTAGATACCTTCTGGAATGGAATATGATATATAGATCAAAGGTAAAATAAAAAGATGGAAACCATAACCATTGAAGAGTTTTGTGAAAACTCTGAAGAAATAATTAGAAGAATTGAACAGGGTGAAAAAATTGCCTTAACTGATGGTGAAGTAAGTGCAGTGTTACTCCCTTCTGATGAGTATTACTACGAACTATACAATAGAGGAAGAGGGTCAGTGATGTAACTCTTGACAACTGGGTAAGTATTGCTTATAATACTAGCGTCCACTTTACAAAGCAATGACGCTTACTTCAAAATTTAAAAAAGACCTTAACACACTTCGTGCTTCTGTTGAGGGAGAAATTTTTTTAGATGTGAAAAATCCAAAACTATTTAAAAAAGTTCGTAGATATTACGAAGGGTTACAATTAATTAATTTATCAGGAGAAGATCCTGACGCAGACTACAATGCTGTGATAGAATGTATAAGACAGGATTTAGATTTATGATTGAAGTATTAGTACAGAATGATCCATACAGGTATATAAAGATGCCTAATCTACTTGAGAATGGTCAACCAGACTATCGTATTCAAAAGTGGAATAATCATAATGGTTACAAAGACATGTATCTTTGTGATAATTATATGCAGTTTAAGACTGCCATAGATGATTTTGAATACACAAAATGGCTTGATCCCGCAGGTGTACCTTGCTATGTGAAAGATAAATAAATAAGTTACAGTTGAATTACAAAACAATGGCAGCAAAAGGAACAGCAGCAAAATCCTCTACTGGTGCTTCAATGTCTAAGTATGATGTTGAAGTAGAGGCAAGACTCAAAGCATTAGAAGCAGCAGTCGCAGAACTTAAAGAACATTCACACCCAGATCGTGGCGGTGACGTAGATACATCTGGTGATCATGATCTTCTTTTGAGTACGCTTAGTAAATTACACGACGCTTTCCCCGGAAAATTTTAAAATAGATATCAATTTGTTATGAAAATTGTTATTTCCATGTCCGGCATGAGTAGTAGATTTACTAATGCCGGATATACTGTACCCAAGTTTATGATAGATGTTGATGGCAAAAAAGTCATCGAACATATTGTAGAACTTTACCCAAAAGATTCTGATTTTCTTTTTATTATCAATGATAATCATGCAAAAGATAGGGAACTTTGCGAGTTTTTAGATAAACTTGATTTAGATCAGGTAGAGATCTGTTGTGTCCCTGTTCATAAAAAAGGCCCTGTATTTTCTGTAAATACATTTGAAAATCATATTGATGATGATGAACAGGTCATAGTTAATTACTGTGATTTCTCAATGGATTGGGATTATAGTAACTTTGAAAAATTTGTAAATGAAACTGAGTGTGATGGTTGTGTAGTTTGCTACACAGGATTTCATCCTCACATGTTAGGTGGAGATAATTACGCATTCTGTAAGGTAGATGAAGATAATAATATAATCGAGATAAGAGAGAAGCAACCATTTACTGACAATAAGATGTCAGAGTATGCTTCTACTGGAACATATTACTTTAAGAAAGGAAGTTATGTGAAGAAATACTTCCGTGAGTTGATGGAGAAAGAAATAACCGTCAATGGTGAGTATTATGTAAGTATGATTTATAATCTTCTAACTGAAGATGGTTTGAAAAGTATGGTTTATGAAGTTCCACACATGTTACAATGGGGAACACCATTAGATTTATCAGAGTATCAACAATGGTCAAATTATTATAATAAAATCTTAGAGGGTCAGAAAGAATTAACAATTAATAATTGTGTTACTGCTTTACCTATGGCAGGGTGGGGATCTAGATTTGCGAAAGAAGGATATATGGTTCCGAAACCATGTATTCAAGTTAATGGGCATTATATGTTAGATTGTGCATTAAAATGTTTACCTAAAACAAATGCTACAATTCTAGGAGCATTGACTCGACATAAAGATCTTCTTCCGTTAGAGGAATATGGTTATGTAGTATGGATGGAAGAGGTTCTTCCGGGACAGGCTTGCACCACAGAGAAGATTGTAAATGAAATACAAGATGAGGATCAATCTATTTTAGTGTCTGCATGTGATAATGGTATGTTATATGATACCGATAAACTAGAAACATTACTTGATAGTGATTTGATTGTCTGGACTTTTAGGAATAATTATACTACCTATCGTAAACCAAATTCATATGCTTGGGTTGAAGTAGGAGACTATGATTCTGTAAAGCAAGTTCATGTGAAAGAATTTGTAGGTGATGATCCTTTAAAAGAACACGCAGTTACTGGAACATTTTGGTTCCGTAATAAATCTGTGTATTTAAAATCGTTAGAACAGTTATATAAAAAAGATATTAAAGTAAATAACGAATATTATGTTGACAGTGTAGTCAATGAAGCGATAGAATTAGGATATAAAGTTAAGTATTTTGAAGTAGATCATTATATTTGTTGGGGAACACCTAACGATCTACAAACATATCAATACTGGCAAAGATTTTTTAATAAAGTTGACTGGCATCCTTACAACTATGACCGAGACTACTTCTCATCTTGAACACATTGATGATCTAGTATATCTTTCACATTCAGTTAGTTCACAAGCTATATGTGGTGAAGGAAATGTATCAATGAGAGGTGATGATGGATTTTATATTAAAGCAAGTGGTACCACACTTGAGGATTTAAAGTGGGAAGATACTGTATATTGTAATTTTGATGGCAGTGCAAAACCAGATGAAGAGAGAAAACCTAGTATGGAGGTATCTTTTCATGCTTGGTTCTATAGAACTTTTCCAGAAATAAATTTTGTTTGTCACACTCACCCGACTAGCACTGCAATGATTCTTTGCTCTGGTAGGATACTTGATTTTGCAAATAAAAGATTGTTTCCAGATCAGGTAGTAAGAAACGGAACTAAATCATGTATAGTTGGTTATGCTACACCCGGAATCAAGTTGATGAGAGAGATAGAAAAGTCCGTGACTCAGTTCATTGAGAAAGAAAAGTTCTTTCCTAAGTTGATATTGCTTAAAAATCATGGTATAATTACAGTGTCTGCTTCGGCAAAAGATTGTGTTACATCTGCGTTAATGTGTGAAAAGTCTGCTGAAATTTTTATCGGTGCAAAGACACTTAACAATATGACCACTCTTACTTCTGAACAAATACAAGAAGTTAGTTCAGATCCAAATGAAAAATATAGAATGCAACTTCTTCAATGAAAGTAATCTACGTTGATATTGACGAAACTATTTGTCATAGAGAAACCTCTGTGGATTTTGGTGTGACTCATGACTACACAAAAGCAAAACCTATTCAAGAGAATATAGATAAGATTAATAAATTATATGATGAGGGTAATACAATCGTGTATTGGACTGCTCGTGGAAGTCGTAAACAAATTGATTGGACAGAACTCACTGCAAAACAACTTGATGAGTGGGGTGCTAAGTACAATGAACTGAGAGTAGACAAACCTTTCTATGATCTTTTCATTGAAGATAAATCATTAAGGATAGAGGAATTATGAAGATCATTTCTCATAGAGGTAACATCAGAGGGCCAATAGATGGAAAAGAAAATAGACCTTCTTATATTGATTGTGCAATCGGATCAGGATACGATGTTGAAATTGATGTTCGTTATTCCAAGGGGTCTTTGTGGACAGGCCATGATCAACCTCAATATCGCATAGATCATGCATGGTTAGAGAAAAGAAAGTCATATCTATGGATACATTGTAAAAATCTTAGAGCAGCAATGGAGTGTCAGAAATATCAATCATTCTGTCACACTCAAGATGACTTCATATATACCACTACTGGAAAGATTTGGTTGCATGATTTACACCAGACAATCGACAGGAATGTAATTATTCCTTTGATGGATCAGCAAGCGATTGAATCTTTTAAATCACAGACAAACAATATACCATATGGTATTTGCACTGATTACCCTTCATTATTAGTTAACTTTTATGAGTAATATGGATCTGGTCATTCAAGGGCCATATACAGACTACACTGACAAAATAATTTACTCTTACTTAAACCTTCCTTTTGTTAGAAACATTATAGTTTCATGTTGGGAGTCAGATAAAAAGTCTAATATATTTGATTCAAGAGTTAGATTTGTCAGATCTCCTGCCTATGATGGGTGGCCAGGTTCAGCAAATGTTAATTTACAACTAACCACATGCCTTGCAGGTGTTCAAGCATCTGATGCACCGTGGGTAGGTAAGATGAGAAGTGATCAACTTTTCAATGAAGATGGTTTGATTAACATGTATGAATTTTTTGTTGAGCATAGAAAAGATGATACTATTTTTGTTACTGGTAATATATTTGAACTATTATTTCACCCAAAAGACTGGGTTTACTGGGGACGTAGAGAGGATTTAATAAATTTATTTGATATTCCGCATGAAATTAATGATCAAGCAGTGGTAATGAATGTGAATAGTGGTAATTATGGTCAGTTTATGGACATAATTACTCGACCAGAAACGTATATTGGTGCACATTATTGTGCTAGATTTGATAACAGAGTGCAAAAAATGCTTGACTATCAGGGTAATTACTTGTATGATAGAAGTAGTAATTGGGAAGAAGCACACGCAGTGAGTTCTGAAATAACACCAAAGGTATTCAAATGTTTTTCTAGAAAGGGAATACATTTTACATGGCCTAGAAAAAATATCAATGTTTTACCTTTCGATCCTAGTAATGAAGGTTGGAATGAGGAGGGATATTAATGAAAATAGCATTATGCATCTCTGGACAACCCAGAGATATTGATATTAACTTTCCAATACACAAAGCATCTATCTTAGATGGTAATGATGTTGATGTTTTTATACACACTTGGTTTGATCCAGAGAATCTAAGTCAAAATTCTGTCATTCCTGATAGAGTTCATAGAGTATTAGACCCTAATGCATTGAAAAGAATCTATGAATTATATCAACCAAAGAGAATGTCTCATGAAAAACCCAAGTGGTGGCCTGCTGTAGGAAGAAAGTATGAGTTCAGAGATAAACAATATGATGAGGGTCATGGATGGGTAAAAGATGTAGCAGGTGGTATTGAAGAGGGTCAAAAATACATTTTCAACATGACAAATAGCATGTGGTATAGTGTAATGATGGCAAATCTGTTCAAAGAACAATACGCTGTAGAAAATGGTATAGAGTATGATTATGTTGTTAGATGTAGATTTGACTTTGCACCTCATGGTATAATTAATTTTCCTGTTCTTAATCTAAAAGATGATGAAATACTGTGCCACTCTACCGGTTTACCGTACGAAATGCCACATGATTGGTTTGCCATAGGGAGAACCGAACCTATGAATGCATACTGTGGTATCTATCATCATATAAATGAAATCATCAAACAATCTATTAGAATGGATGGTTGGTGGTGTAATGAACTTCATATCAAACATCATATGAATAATAATAACATCAAAGTTAGACATGAAAATCTTTTAGTATACGGACATAAAGGTCAATGAAGACAGCATTAATTACAGGAATCACAGGTCAAGATGGATCTTACCTTGCAGAGTTCCTATTGGAGAAAGGATATGAAGTGCATGGCATTGTTAGGAGGACATCTCTGATTAATACACATAGGATTGATCACATATATCCTCAACTTAATTTGCATTATGGTGACCTAACTGACTCTACTAATCTCATTAGTGTGATTAGAAAGGTTAAACCAGATGAGATTTATAATCTAGGTGCTCAAAGTCATGTAAGAGTGTCATATGATGTTCCTGAGTATACTGCTCAAACTGATGGTGTAGGAACACTCAGAGTCCTTGAGGCTGTGCGTTTATTGGGTATGACAGATAAGGTAAGAGTGTATCAAGCATCCACCAGTGAATTATTTGGACTGGTTCAATCAGTTCCACAAAACGAACTCACTCCATTTCATCCACGTTCACCTTATGGTGTAGCAAAAATGTATGGATATTGGATTATTAAGAACTATAGAGAGTCATATAACATGTATGCTTGCTCTGGTATATTGTTCAATCATGAATCACCACGTAGGGGTGAAACATTTGTAACACGTAAAATCACTCTAGGACTTTCTGCTATTTCTAAAGGAGAACAAGATTGTCTTTACTTAGGCAACCTCAATGCGTTGCGTGATTGGGGACATGCAAGAGATTATGTAGAGGCAATGTGGTTGATGTTACAGCAAGACAAACCAGATGACTATGTAATCGCTACTGGAAAGATGTATTCTGTTCGACAGTTCGTTGAAGCATGTGCTCCATATTTTGATATGGACATAATGTGGATAGGAGAGGGATTAGATGAGGTTGGCATTGACAAAAAAACTGGAAATGTTATCATTAAAGTTGACCCTAAATACTTTCGCCCTGCAGAAGTTGAACAACTTCTAGGTGACGCGACAAAGGCCAAAAAAGAGTTGGGGTGGGAACCTAAAACTTCTTTTGAACAATTAGTTAAGGAAATGTGTATTGATGGCATCTGAATTATTCCATAAGATTAATGGATGTAGAGTGTGTGGTAATAAAGATCTTATTACTGTGTTAGATCTAGGTAATCAATTTTTATCTGGAGTCTTTCCTAAGAAGATAGACTTGGAACATCCATGTGGGCCACTTAAGTTAGTTAAATGTAGTGAAGTAAATAAAGGTTGTGGACATGTTCAATTAGAACATACCTTCGATCTTCCTACAATGTATGGACAGGAATATGGATATCGTTCTGGTCTAAATGCTAGTATGGTAAAGCATTTAAAAGGAAAAGCAGAAAAAATATTAAAGGATGTCAAATTAAAATCAGGTGATATTGTAATTGATATTGCAGGTAATGATGGAACTTTCTTAGGATTTTTTCCAGAAGACTGTCAGTTAACAAGTATTGATCCTACCTCAGAAAAGTTTGGCAAGTATTTCAAACCAAATGTAAATTACATAGCAGACTTCTTTTCTGAAAGTATATTTAAAAAAAGATTTGGTAAACAAAAAGCAAAGGTTATCACATCATTCTCAATGTTTTATGACTTAGAAGATCCATGTGAATTTGCAAGACAAATAAAAGAATGTCTTTCACCTGATGGTATCTGGGTATTAGAGCAGAGTTATATGCCTGAGATGATAAGAGTTAATTCTTTTGATACTGTATGTCATGAGCATCTATCATACTATGGTATGAGACAACTTAAGTATATTATGGACAAGGCAGGATTTAATATTGTTGATTTTGAATTTAATGATGTGAATGGTGGTAGTATATCTGTAGTTGTTTCTCCATCAAAACCAGAATGCACTACGAAACTTACTGCACTTCTTAGTTTAGAACTTGAAGAGAAATTAGATACTGTTAAACCTTGGGAAGAATTTGCTTCTCGTATGACAGACAACAATCATAAGTTCTTAAAAATGGTTAGAGATTTAAGAGATGAGGGATATAAGGTTGCTGGTTTAGGTGCAAGTACGAAAGGTAATGTTACTCTTCAAACATGGGGTATTACTTCCACAGATATCCTTGCTATAGGTGATGTGAACCCTGATAAAGATGGTTCATACACACCCGGAACATGGATACCAATTAAAAATGAAGATGAAGTTCTTGCTTACTATGATGTCTTTGTGATACTACCATGGCATTTTAAAAACTTCTTTATAAAGAATCCTAAGTTCAAAGGTAAAAAACTTATCTTCCCTCTACCCACACCAGAGTTAATTACACCATGAAAAAAGACGATAGAATATTTGTAGCAGGCCACAAAGGACTTGTTGGATCTGCTATCGTAAGAACTCTAAAAGACAGAGGATATAAACGTATTGTTACTAAAACTAGACAGGAATGCGATCTTTTAAATCCTTTAGATGTAAAAAAATTATTTGAAGAAAATAGAATTGATTATGTTTTTGATGCTGCTGCAAGAGTTGGTGGCATTCATGCTAATGATACTTACTCAGCAGAGTTTATCTATGAGAACACAATGATTCAAACTAATTTGATTCATTATGCATACAAATATTTTGTTAAAAAGTTTTGTTTCTTGGGATCAGTTTGTATCTATCCTAAGTTTGCACCAACTCCAGTGAAAGAAGAGGAGTTGTTATGTGGTGAACTAGAACCTACTAATGATGCGTATGCTGTTGCAAAGATACACGGTATTAAGATGCTTCAAGCATATAACAAACAATATGGTTTTAAAGGTGTATCGTTGATGCCTTCTAATTTGTATGGCCCCGGAGATAATTTTCATCCTGAGAACGGTCATGTTATTCCTGCACTGATGCAAAAATTTAATAGTGCTGTGAAAGGTGAGTCAGTTGTTTGTTGGGGTGATGGAACACCTATGAGAGAGTTTACTTATGTTGACGATCTTGCAGACGCTTGTTTGTTTGCCATGGATCACTATGAAAATGCTGAATTAATTAATGTTGGTTCTGGTCAAGACGTATCAATCAAAGACCTTGCCAATATGGTCGCTGGTGTAGTAGGATATGATGGTAATATAGAATGGGATACAAGTCGTCCTAATGGAACTCCAAAGAGACCTTTAGATTATTCTAAGATATCTTCTTTAGGGTGGAAACCAAAGTATACTTTGGCAGAAGGATTACGGAAAACCTATGAATGGTTCTGTGAACACACTTACATACAAACCAAATGAAAAATTTAGTTAGTATTTTTGCTGGACATGATGCAAATATATCTTTTTATAATGCAGAGGCAAATACATATCATTCTATAGAGATAGAAAGATTTGAAAAGAAAAGATATTTTCGTTTACATGAAGATAACTCTCCTGAGTATCAAAAATATATTTTAGAATCTTGTAGAAATATAGCAGAGGCAGAGTGGGGTATTAAGAATGACTATGAAGCAGTATTAATTTGTTCAGATGGTTATATTCAAACTGATCCTAGAGAGATATTTAATACAGAAAAGGTCACCACGATAGCAACTCATCATCAAACTCATGCCTTGTCTGCTCTTTATCTTTCACCCTTTGATAAAGCATTGATCGTATCTTATGATGGCGGTGGTGATGATGGTCATTTTAATATCTATGTTGGAGATAAACAAAATGGTAAAATTAAATTACTAAAAAAAGTTGAGTCTGATTTTGGTGGTGGGTATTTGCTTTGTGGATCTATGATTCGTGAGGTAGCAGAAAAAAGTAGACATCAACTGGCCTTGTCAGGAAAACTGATGGGTCTATGTGGGTATGGAAAAGTTATACCTGAGTTTGTTCCTGCGTTTGAAGAGTTTTTCTTTGATAGAGACTACGAAAAGTTATCTAACTGGACAAATCTACCTCTTAAAAACGTCAATGATCCTTGGAAAAATCCTCTAGAAAACTGGGCATTTGAAGGACAGTATGGATATGATATTGCTGCAACAGCACAAGAGGCATTTGAAAATGCTTTCTTTAGTGTTCTAGATAAGTATGATACAGAAGTTCCTTTGATTGTAACTGGTGGATGTGCACTAAATGTTTTAGTAAATGAAAAAATTAAGAGTAGATATAATAGAGAATTATATATACCACCTAATCCTCATGATGGTAGTCTCTCTTTAGGACATTTATTTTTATACAAAAAACCAGATAAGCAGATTGATATAACTTACGCAGGTCTTCCGTTACTAGATCGTTACAATTTGAAAGATTATGTTGACAAATATGATGCTGTTCGTGTAAATAAAAGAGAGATAGCACAGTTAATTAAAGATGGTAAAATTATTGGGTTGGTCTATGGGGATTCAGAGGTTGGGCCTAGGGCTCTGGGGAATCGCTCTATTGTATGTGACCCTAATATTGCTGACATGAAAGATATACTAAACTCTAAAGTAAAATTTAGAGAATGGTATAGACCTTTCGCACCTTTCTGTAAGAAAGAAGAAGCACACAAGTATTTTGATTCACCTAACTTTGAAAATTTGGAGTATATGAGTTATGCTCCTAGGGTTAAGGTAGACACACTACCATCTATCACACACGTAGATGGCACAGCAAGACTTCAAACAGTCACAGAGAAATCACACTCACATTTTTATGAATTGTTGACAGAGTTTGGAAAGATATCAGAGACTAACGTTCTTTTAAATACATCGTTTAATATTCGTGGATACCCTATATTATCTACAATTGACGATGCTCTATATGCACTAAATAATACAGACATGGATCATGTCGTGATTGAAGATTACTTATTTACAAAACGTGAAGTACAATAAAGTTGTAATTTGGGGTTACCCACTTTATTCTCATACACATTCATATGTTCACTATGGATATTATCAGGCATTTAAAAGTCTAGGATATGATACGTATTGGTTTAATGATGATGATTATCCAGAGACTGAAGATTTTAAAAATACATTATTCATTGGTGAAGGATTTGCTGATAAGAACCTACCAATAAATGATAGTAGTGCATACTTTATTATGTACTGTCCATCACCAGAAAAATATTTAGAAGCAGAAAGATATATTGATGTAAGAACTGTAGGAGTAGGAATAAAAGATCACATCTATGATTATTCGTTAGACAAAACAAAGACACTTAGAGTTGGCCCCGGTTGTTACTTTGAATCTAAAACAGATAAAGTGGTTCATATCAAAAATGACTATCATGATTATACAATGAAAGACTATGATAAATTGTATATCAGTTGGGCAACTAATCTATTACCAGATCAAATAGATCCAAACAATATAACTTTACCTAGAAAGAATGTCGTTCATTATTGTGGGACTGTATCTAACTCTGGAGTATGTGAAAATTATTCTACAATCGTTCCTTTTGTGCAGGAATGTAATAAGCACAACATACAATTTGTTGTTAATGATCCTTGGCAAAATCCTTTGCCCTTTGAAGAAGTTACTCGAAGAATACAAGAGTCAGTTCTAGCACCTGACATCAGAGGCCCAGAACATTTAAGAACTCGTGTAGTTACTTGTAGAGTTTTTAAAAATATAAGTTATGGTCACTTAGGTCTTACTAATTCTGAAGAAATCTATAATGAAATGGATGGTAATTGTATCTACAATCCAGATACTAGACAGTTGTTTTATGACGGTCTAGATAATATAGACAACTTTGATCTTATCAGTAAAGGTATGCAGTATGTAAAAGAAAATCATACGTATATCAATAGAGCGAAAAGTATTTTATCAGTCTTATGAATTTTTACGATCCCATTGGGTTTTTCTATACCTGTTACAAAGAAAATAGAGCAGTAGAATATTCTATTAAAAGATTAAGAAGAGTTTATCCTGATGCTCCAATCTATTTGGTATCTGAGGGTACTGATTTTTCTTACTTAGAAGAGGATTATGATGAAATATCAACGCATCTAGAAGAGGATACGATGTCACCTACCTTTCATATTACTGGTGACTATTGGCAAGGAAATTTTAGAGAAAGAAATAATCAAGAGGCAATACATAAATGTGCATGGGCAACTCTTACTAGATTAGAAAAGGCAATAGACTACTGTAAAACAGAATACATGGTGATGTGTGATCCAGATGTACTAGTGAGAGGAGAACTCACCATACCAGAGGGTGCTAAGCTTTTAGGAACTAGATTAAATCAATTACCACCAGAATTTAAAGGTCTTCAAAAAGTATTAACAGATCATGGTGGTATTCCGATTGATTGTTGGGGTGCTCAACCTTGTGTTTTCCACACAGAGACTTTCCTAAAAGCATTAAATGTGCTAAAATCAGATAGGAGTATTATGGAAAAGTTATCCATGGAGTATTATGCTCTCCATGCACATGACTTACTTCTTCCACTGACGTTTGCCTTAGTGGGTGAAGAAGAAATATTTAATCCTGATATCATCGAATGTGAAAGAGATGGTGCATGGCAATCAAAACCTAATCCATTAGTACATCAGTTTAGAGTTTACTATGAATAAAGATTTCGCTATAGTATCTGCTCTCTTTAATATTGAAAGAGAGGGTATGGATGGTAGAGCATGGCAAGACTACCTTGATTGGTTTGAAAGGACTCTTAAATTAAGAGTACCTATGATTTTATTTGTCACAGAAGACTTAGAAAATTTTATTAAAGATAGAAGAGGAGATCTTCCTACAGAAATAATTGTTCAGACTACAGATGATATTCCATATTATTATTTGAAAGATCAGTTAGATAAAATTATTGCATCTGAACAATATAGAGAAAGAATTGCTGACCCCGGTAGAATAGAATGTCGTCATTCGATGTATTCAATCATTCAGTATTCTAAATTTAAATGGCTTACTGCTGCTGCAGATTCAAATCCATTTGATAGTAAATGGTTTTTCTGGTTAGATGCTGGTGGATCAAGATTCTTTGATGATTATGATGTAACTTTGGATTATCCAAGTCCAAATGCCATGGAATCTTTTGAGGCAATGGGTGATCAATTCCTTGTTCAGATGAATATGGAATACTATCCTGATCTTGCAGATGCAGATGAGATTCCTAAGTCCTACCTATTGAATAATAGATCATATGTTCTTGGATCTATGTTTGGTGGTGGAATTAATTCATTAAAGAAAGTTGCTAATGATGTAGAGGATATCTTAGTAAATGAAATGATTGCTAATGATTATGTTAATAATGAACAAATTGCTCTTGGGTATCTTATCAAAGAAAATCCAGATGACTATGCGATTTATGAACGCACGAACCACAAACATGCTGCTATCTTCGAGGAGTTAGGTAAGAGATGAAGATATGCCTGATTGGGCCAGGAATCATGCCTATTCCTCCAGAAGGTTGGGGTGGAGTAGAACATTTGATTTGGAATTTTCATAATCAATTAAAGAAAGTTGGTGATGAAGTTACTATTGTTAATACTCAAAACCTAAGAGAGGTTGTAGAAGTAGTCAATGATGGTAACTTTGATGCTGTTCACTTACATTATGATCAGTATGCAGAGATAATGCCTCATCTCAAGTGTGAAAAGAAAATGATTACAAGTCATTATCCTTACTTAGAGAATCCAGAACCACAGTATGTATTTTTATATGATCTACTGAAGAGATCAGAGAGTCATGTTGTATCTTTATCAGATAGAATAAAAAAAGAATTTGTTGCCAGAGGTATTGATAGTACAAATGTATCTGTTTTACCTTGTGGTATTGATACAGATCTATACACATTAGATGAGACTGACGTTCTTTATCCAGATAGATCTATTGTTGTAGGAAAGATAGAACCTAGAAAGAGACAATCATTTCTTCAACATAAAGATTTAAATATTGATTTCATTGGCAATAACACTGACTCATCCTTTGATGAATTAGATCCACACTATCTTGGTGAGCAGAGTAAGCAAGATATTATGGACAATCTTACTGCGTATGCTAGTATGGTATTACTAAGTTCCGGTGAAGCACATCCTTTTGTTTGTTTAGAAGGCATGGCAGCTGGGTTGGGACTTGTATTATCAGAGCAAAGCACTGCTAATCTTGATATGTCACAACCTTTTATCACTGTAATACCTGATGATAAACTAGATGATACTACATACCTTGATCAAAAAATTAAAGAGAATCGAAAAATATCTTTAACTATGAGAAATGATATTAGAAAATATTGTTTTGATAATTTTGATTGGTCTAGTATCATAAAACAGTACAAAAGTATTATTGATAGCATCTAATGTATATCGCATCTTGTCCTTTAAGAATCTCTTTGTTTGGAGGATCAACAGACAATCCATATTTTGTTGAGAAGTATGGTCGTGGTTCTGTGATTAGTTTTACGTCTAATTTAAAAACATATGTCACGATCAGTCAAGATAAATTTGGTTATCAAAAACATAAACACAGATATATAATTAACTATTCAAAGAGAGAAGAGGTCTCTTGTATTGAAGACATACAGAATGAAGTTGTCAGAACTGTATTAGAGTATTATAATATGCCACCAGTGCAAGTTACACTCACAAGTGATGCTTATTCTCAAGGTAGCGGACTTGCTTCTTCATCATCTTATACTATAAGTCTCATTAAGGCTTGTTGTTTATTTTTAAACAAACCAATCTCAGACAATGATGCATGTAAATTGGCCTATCATCTGGAAAGGATTTACAACCCATATTGTGGGTATCAAGACCCTTATGGTTGCGGGGTGGGGGGTTTTAAAAGGATTAATTTTATGGGGGATAACGCTGTTACATATGAGTTTCTATCTACTGATATATTTGAATGCTATGATACTCATCTTGTTTTTACTGGTGTTACGAGAAACTCCAAAAGAATCCTCAAAAACATCACAGAAAACTTAGATAAAGTAAAACCACTTTTAAAAACTTGTGATAAAGCATATGATATTCTCATGAAAGAAAATTATGATAAGTTTTTATTTTTAATAGGAAAGAGTTGGCATCAAAAGAAACAAACATCTAAGTCAATAGCAGAGAGTGATACAATATGTGAGATGGATTATGTGTTGGAAAAAAATGAAACTGTGTGTGCACACAAGTTATGTGGTGCAGGTAATGGTGGATTCTTTCTTACTTTTTCGGAAAAGAACACCTTGAAAATACCTTACGAATGTGTTAAAATAACTGTAGAACCTAGTGGTGTAACTGGTAAAATTTTATGAATCCATTTGAAGAATACATTGATACCTTAAAGTCTGCCCACATGGAGGTAGAATTTTTTAAGTTTCAAAAAGCATTTCACACTCACAGTAGAATCATTGTATTAGGTAATGGTGGTAGTAACTCTGTTGCTTCACACATATCTCAGGACTACATGAAGTTCCATAATAAAAAAGTATCAATATTATCTGATCCCTCTATGATCACAATGTTGACAAACGATTATGGATATGATAAAGCATATGAAAAATTCCTTCAGTTCTATGTGGAAAAAGATACGTTAGTGATTATTATGAGTTCTGGTGGTGAATCTAAAAACATGCTAAATTGTGTAGATTGGTGTGAGGATAATAAAGTTAATTATGGTGTGTTGACAGGATTCAAACCAGACAATACAATAAGGACTGAATCAGAAAACGCATTGTTTAATTATCATATTGCAAGTGACAGTTACGGTGTAGTTGAATGTGTGCATCAAATATTTCTTCACGGAGTTGTATGAATTACTGTTTTGATCTAGATGGAACTATTTGTAATACACCAGTTGTAAACAATAAGCCTGCTTATCATGAAGCAAATCCGATTCCTTTTATGGTAGATCAGGTTAATCGTCTCTTTGATGAGGGTCATAAGATTATTATTATGACAGCAAGGGGTAGAGGATCTGGTAAAAATTGGACTGATTGGACAATCAAACAATTAGATATGTGGGGTGTTAAGTATCATGAACTTGAACCTATGTTTCATAAACCAACTGCTGATTTGTTTATAGATGATAAAGGTATTAATGTCGAGGAATGGAAAAAAACAGTGCCACCAGTGAAAGGGATTATTGCAGGTGCATTTGATGTTATTCATCCCGGATATATTCGTATGTTTAAAGATGCAAAGGAACATTGTAATCACCTTACAGTTGCATTACATGAAGACCCATCTATGGCAAGACCTCATAAATTAAAACCAGTTCAATCTGTAGAGGATAGAAAAGAAATACTTCGTGCGATTAAATATGTTGATGACATCGTAGTCTATCAGGCAGAAGATACTTTTCATCATTATCTAAAAGATTATGATATTAGATTTTTAGGAACTGATTATCAAGATGGAAGTTACACTGGTAAAGATATTCCAATTGATATAGTGTGGCTTGCAAGAGAACATAATTATTCAAGCACAAAATTAAAAACAGACATTTATCATACAATCAACGGAAAAGTTTATTATGATTAGTTTACGCACACCAAAACCACTATCTTTAGTTACAGGAGCAGCAGGATTTATTGGATCAAATCTTGTTGATTACTTATTAGAACAGGGTCATCAAGTTGTTTGTATTGATAATGAAAGTGCAAACAATGATAAGTTTTATTGGAACAAAGACACTTACAATGTGAGTGGCGATATAACTGACTATAAGTTTATGAAGAATGCATTTACAAATGTAGATTATGTTTTTCATTTAGCAGCAGAGTCAAGACTACAACCTGCGATTGAAAATCCTATCGGTGCAGTAGAAAAAAACTGTGTGGGTACAACTGTAATGCTTCAGTGTGCTAGAGAAGCAGGAGTAAAAAGATTTGTTTACTCATCTACATCTTCTGCATATGGAAACAATCCATATCCAAATGTTGAGACACAACCCGATGATTGTTTGAATCCTTACTCTGCATCAAAGGCTGCAGGAGAGAAATTTTGTAAGATGTATACAGATCTATATGGGTTAGAAACTGTTGTTCTTAGATATTTTAATGTCTTTGGTGATAGGTCTCCTACAAGGGGTCAGTATGCCCCTGTAATAGGCATATTTCAACGTCAGAAGGATGCAGGTCAAGCACTCACAATCGTTGGTGATGGGTCACAGAGAAGGGACTTTGTGCATGTAAAAGATGTAGCAAGAGCAAATTATATGGCAGCAACTTTACCGGTTGATAATCATTTAGGGGAGGTATTTAATGTAGGTAGTGGAACATGCTATACTATACAAGAGATAGCAAATGCAATCTCTCTTAATCAAACTTATATACCTGAGAGGAAAGGTGAAATGGACACCACTTTTGCTGATATAACTAAGATAGAGAAAGTGATTGGGTGGAAACCTGAGATTGACGTATTGGACTGGTTAAAATGAAAATTAGTATTATTGGCCCCGGTATTATGCCTATACCTCCCACTGGTTGGGGTGCTGTTGAATCATTAATATGGGACATGCGTAATGCTCTGACTGTATTGGGACATGAAGTAGATATTGTTAATGTTAATGATCCAAGAAAAATTATACAAAAGGTAAATGAATTTAGACCAGACTTTGTTCACATACATTATGATGATTGGGTAGGTTTATATAATTACATACAATATCCTTGCGTATGTACAAGTCATTTTGGATATCTAGAAAGACCAGAAATGTTTGGTGGGTATTCAAATATTGCCAATGCTTTTGCACAGATTAAACCTAGAGTATTTTGTTTGTCCGAAGGTATTAAAAAAATATATCAGGTATTAATGGATATACCAGAAAATAATTTATATGTTAGTCCAAACGGAGTAGATTGTGGAGCATTCAATTGTGTTGATACTCCTGATTATCCAAACGCATCAATCTATTTGGCAAAAGTAGATTAT